GTTCGCCCCGAGCGGCAGGTTCTCCTTGATGAGCGCGTCCACGCGGTAGCGCTTGGTCTCGTACCGCCGGTAGTAGTGCGACGTGGTCTCGTGCGCCGTGAAAGGCACGCCGTTCCAGTCGGTCTCCCACAGGTAGTCGGTGCCGGGGAAGGACCCGTCGAAGTAGTCCTGCAGGACGTAGCCCTCCTCGATCAGGACTCCGTCGTACCAGACCGAGTTCGACACGTCGTAGTTGTGCTGGCCCGCAGAGGTGCCTTCCAGCGACGCCGGACGAAGCACCAGTCGGGACCTGTTCGGGTACGGGTTCCAGTCGATCGGGAGTACTCCTGTGCCGCTGATCCGGGTCCAGGAGTTCGGTTCGAGCTGGACCAGCCCAGTGCCTGCGAATCCGACTCGTCGGTAGGGGGCCTCGTTCTCCTGCAGGTAGCAGTTGCTCAGGTCGAGCCACACGGGCTGGGTCGCGAAAACGTACGCGGACCAGGTGTAGGCCTCTCCTGGCTTCAACTGGACGCCGTTCCAGATCCAGCAGTCGGCGTTGTTGGTCTGCGCGACGGCCTTCAGGGACTGCGTACCGATCCAGTAGTGGCTCGTGTCGGCCGAGATATTCGAGCTGATTCCTGCCCAGTTGTACGTTCCTGGGCTGGCAGCGAACTGCGGGTTGATGGCGTAGTTGACCCGGTCCGCACGCATCCGGATCTCGATGGTCCGGGGCTCCTCGTAGTTGGTGGGAGCTGCCGACTTGTCGACCTGTGTCCCCGCAGTGTGGACCACCGCCGTAGTCCCGAACTGCGCCCGGTTGACGTAGATGGTGTCGGTGTTCATCGACGTCACCTTGACGATCTCCTGGTTGCTGGTTCCTCGGCCCAGCACCAGGTAGAAGGGCGGCTGCGCGGCCGTGAACGGGTAGTCCGTGATCGGCCAGTCGGGCGGATACGAGGAGACGGTGAAGCTCGTGTCGGTGGCGGTCATGTCGGCCGCGAGAGCGGTCGGGGTGAGCGGGTCGATCTTCTCGAACTGGACAGCGTCCATGTACTCGAAGTCGTTGTTGGGCAGGTTGGAGAGACGCATGCCCACCACGCCGTACGCCGCGCGGTTGTACACCTGGTTGCCCTTGCCGTTCTTGGTGATGAAGTCCTTGGGGGCCGACGCGGACAGGTACGCGCGCGTCCAGGTGCCGCTGGTGGTGATGGCCTCGCCCTCGACGTACCGGGAAATGAGCACGTCTGGCTGCCCGCTGTCCCACAGACCGAAGTCGTCGTAGGACCCCTGGGGGAACTCGATATCCGGGGTTGCCGTACCGGAGGAGTGGCTGTGCCCGGACGCGCTGACGCCGAGCGGTCCTGCGTAGACCGGGGACGCGTCACCATACGAGACGGATGCGCCAGAGGCGGAAATGTTCTGCGTCATTAGATCTGTGCCCAGATTCCGTGGTTGTGCGAGGAAGCCACCGTGACCGTTCCTGTCCAGCAGGAGACGCCGTTGCAGTAGATGGTCAGGTTGGCACCGATCAACTGCGCCGTCATGCGGTCACCGTCAGCGAACGGGGTCGAGTAGGTTCCCAGCGTGGTCGAGGCCCCGCTGATCACCTGCTTCACGTTATTCTTCCCCACCAGGATGTAGTCATTGGCGTCGACATAGCGCAGCAGGAGACCACCGTCGGTCGCGAAACGCATCACCGTGACGCCCGCGCTGATATCGCTTCGGTTCGTCCCGATGAACGCGACGTAGAAGCCGGGCGTCGCCATGTTCAGGTAGACGTATTCGCCAGTCTCGGTCCAGGTACCGGTCGCCTGCCAGGACTGCCCCGAGTCAGCAGTGACCGAGGTCAGGCTTCCGCCGCCCGGCTTGTCGAAACCGTCGAAGACGGTGGGGTTGGAGGGCTGCTCGATGCGAGTGATGAGGCTGCCGTACAGGTCGTACCACTCGATGAACATCTTGGCGGTGACTGCGCCAAGGCCCATGGCGAGGTAGGCCGACGCGGTGAACACGTCGCCCTGCTCGTCGTAGAGGACCGGGATCCCGTGCTCGATCACCTGCTCCGGGTCGATGGTCGTCTGGCCGGTCAGCGGGGAGACACTGCGCACGCCGATGTCGCCGGTCGAGCCCAGGGTGTTCTTGACCACCAGCGAATTGCTGTAGTTGACCGAGCTGTAGACCGGGGACTGGAAGCCCGAGGCCAAGTAGATCCCCGCGTTGTCGGCGTTGTGCCCGGCGATGTTGAAGTTGATGGCCCCCCAGGACGACTGGCCACCGGTATCCGGGTTGAACAACGTGGTCGAGTCCACGGTGCCCTGCACGACGTTCCACCAGGTGTTGTTGGTGTTCGTGCCAGATGGTGCCTGGGCCGTCCCGAACGCGCCCCCGGCGTTGGCCACGTAGACGTAGCTGTTGTAGGAGACCTTCTGCCCGGCGGGGTAGTTGGTGTACGGGGACCAGTCGTCGTATGTCGGGTGGACGAAGCTGCTCTGGTCGGAGTCGAGCATCCGGTTGTTCCCGACCGCGATGTCCGCGTGCCAGCCGGTGACGGTGTTGATGAGCTGCTCCAGGCCCAGCGTCGTTCCGCGCTTCTGGTGCATGTAGGTGGCGTACTGGACCTGTCGGCGGTTCAGCCGAGGGCTCAGCTCGGGCTCGAACGTCGCGTTCAGCTCGCTGGCGAGCGACTCGATGATCGAGTACTTGACGTTGTGGACGTCGTTGAACGCCAGCAGAGTTTCGGCTTCGGTGCGCAGCATGTCGAAGTGGTACGCGAATACCGACAGGAACTGCTTCAGGGCAGCGTTTTCGTCGCCCCCGTCGGTCAGGCTGGATACCGACTCCAGGCGCATAACTTCCGGGAGCTGCGACCACAGCCGATCCTGGAATCCGTAATCGGCCACCGGCAGACCGGTGACGAACCCCGCGCGCTTCCAGTCGATGGCGTTGCCGTCCTGCACGCCCACGTACACGCCGTAGTAGGCGTAGCGGCCTGGGATCAGGTCGCTGTCGTCGTACGAGCCGGTGGGGTAGGTGTAGTTGTTGTCGATGTCGACCAGGACTTCCCCGTCGCTTTCATAGCCGGGGAATCCGTAGTAGTTCTTGATCAGGCGGAAGTACCGCCAGGTGCCAGTGGGGTTGGTCCAGCGCAGCGTCAAGCGCCCGTAGTCAGTCTGCGTTGCAGTGAACGGGGCGACGCTGTATTCGACACCGACGGTGGTTCCGTACTTGGACTTGCCGTAGATGCTGATGCCATAGGTGGCCACGAGGTCAGAACTCCCTGATGAACGTCAGCTCCATGTCGCCCCAGGAAACGAGGGTGCCTCCCGAGTTCTGCCACACCCAGAGCTGCATGATGTCGCCCTTGTTGAGCTTGCCCTGCCAGCCGCAGTTGAGCATCGTGCCGAACTGCGTCATCTGCCATCCGACGCCTGTGTTTCCGGCGATCCATACGCCGTTCTTGGCGATGGCTGCCACACGCTGCCCAACACCGCTGCCGCCGAAGTTGGCGTTGGCAGTGGCGATGTACCAGCCGCTCCGCACGACGTAGATGTTAGTTCCGGACGAGAACATGTTGAACGGATCAACCTGGGTGGTCGGGTCCCAGGTCATGTATGCGCCGACGGCGTTGGCGAGGTAGAACGCATTGGTCTTGCGGGTCACCTGCACGACCGGCCGGTCATAGCCGCGCTGGATCGTGGCAAGGCGGCTGGCCACCGTGCCGTAGTCGTTCATCTGCCCGTTGAGGGTCGGGTCCTTCTGCGGGTTCTGCCCGAGCGCGGTCTCGACGGCGGTGATCTCGGCGAAGGCAGCATTGATATCGCCAGCGTCGACATCATCGACGTTGTTCTGGCGGTTCACCCACTCCTTGACCTGGGCGGGATACACAGCGGTCATGGTTTTCCCCTTACGAGATTCCGCCGGACGTGGAGCTGATGAGGATGGTGCCGAACGTGGGGATCTCCCAGTCCCGCACGAGGACGTCGGTTACGACACCCTGGGCAGCATCGGCGCGCGCGAGGTTGGTGATGTCGGCGTAGTCGACACCAGGTACCTCTGCGATGGCACGGTAGATTCCGGCCACGGACACCCGGCTGCCAAAGTCGGTGTTGGTGTAGGCCATGACGTTCTGGATTGCCTGCACCACAGCGGTCTTGACGCTCGACTGGCTGTAGTTGTTCAGCACGCCGAGGGTAAGCGTGACGTTTACCGGCACCAGCGATGCTGCCGCGACGCTGACCGTGACTCCGGGGCCGCAGCGCTTCGGGTCGGACAGGAAGCTCTGCACCGCGTCGATCAGGGACTGCGTCGGGACGGACCCGGCCGGGCCGCTGATGTAGACGGTGACGGACGCAAAGTGCTTGGCGATGGCCGACGCCTTGGTGACGGCTGCGACGGACACAGCGGCGTTCTCGTAGTCCTCCAGGGAGGTGCATCGGTCCTGGGTGGACCAGGATCGGGGGGCGTTGACGCGGATGTCGTCGGTGGTCTCCTTGTCGGCCCCATTCGCGAATGCGCTGGAGATCGGTACGCCGTTCGCGTCGACCGAAATGCTGACACCGTCGACCTGGGTGACAATCTGCGTGATGAGCCCGGCAGCGATGTTCCCGTTGACCCCGCCACCGACTCGGTAGGTGACCTCGATGTTGGACAGCGACGGTGGAACGATGCCGTTCACACCGTCACCGAACTGGACCCAGGTGACGTTGTTCTCGTCGGTGTAGACCGTGAAGACGGTGTCTGCTGGGCCAGCGTCGACCAGGTGCGCGACGTAGCTATACGGGATGAACCCAGTGGTGCTGTCGCCCACGATCACCGAGACGCTGCCGTCGATCACGGGGGAGTTGAACAGCTTGTACTGCTGGTCCATCGTGCCGTCGGACTGGGCAACGATCTCGTCGGTGAAGGTCTGTCCCTGCACCAGCGAGGCCACCGCCGTTCCGCCGTTCGCGGGCACCGTGACGTCGGTCAGGTTCTCGAACAGCAACGGAGTGTCAGTGTTCGGGTCGAAGTCGGTGGAGAACTGCGTACCGGCCGGGATAACCACTGCGGGGCCGGGGTTGTTGGTCTCCAGAGTTACGGTTCCGGTAGACGGGATCGGTCCGTGTGGCAGGTAGTTGAGCAACTGCGCGAGGTTCAGGACGCTGCGCCGCTGCACGGCCGTGTCGATGTACGCCTCGTTGGCGATCTGGTCCCCGTAGTACGACAGGATGTCTGCGTTGTACGCGAACAGCTCGACCAGGAGCATGCCGAAGTCGCCCTCGGACGCCTGCGCCCAGGCCGGGAACGCGGTCTGCGCGTACGTGAGCATCGAGGCCTTGAAGCCGTCGAAGTCCTTGGACGTGTAGTCGATCGGGAGGGCGGGGCCTACCGGGTTGGCGGTGCTAGCCACGGATTACCTCATCCACCTTTCCTCCGACCTTGATCACGGCCGTATTGATGTGCTGCGGTGCCACAGGGTTGTTTCCTGCGTCCGCCCGGACGTAGTCGACCTCGATGTTCGCGATCCCGCTGCCGTCCGGCTCCTCCACCGGGGTGACCTTGCGCACCACGACACCTGGCTCGAACGTCTTCAGGGCCGTTAGTACGGCCTGCTGGAGAGACGCCTGGATGGCGGGCTCGTTGGGCTCGAACAGCATCCCCATGGTCGCCACGCCGTACTGCGGGAGCATGACCCGCTCGCCAGGCTGCGTGGCCAGCAGGATCTTCACCCGCTGGGCAATCTGGCTGTCCGGGTTGGTTTCGACGGCTACCTTACCGTCGCGCCCCAACTGGAACGGAAAGCGAATCTCGGACGACATGGAATCGATTCTCCCATCACAGCTTCTTGGTAAGGGCGACGTCGAAAGTGGCTCCGTTGATCGTGACCCCGTTGGAGGAACGGAGCTGGATCTTGATCGCGCTTCCGGCGGTCAGACGCACCACACCGGACACGCTGATGTCGGTAGTGAACAGGGAGCTGCCGTCGAATGGCGGCGGGGCAGCAATGACCGCGCCTCCCCCCGAGGCGCAGCGGATCCCGACCCAGCCGCTGAACGCGCCCAGGTGAGCGATTCCCGAGTACACGTAGATGCCATCGAACGGCGGG